CTCGCGATCCTCGGGCAGCATGCTAATAACGTAAGCAGCTTGCTGCTCCCGTTGCCACCCCCGCTGTGAGCACTCGCCGATCGTGCTTTTGATCATATCGGCGACTGCTATCGCATCGTCTCTCTCTTCAGGATCATTAGGTAAATTCTTCAGTAACACGTGGGCAGCGATGCGCCACTTCCATTTCTTCTGACCGCCGGTAACTGGCGGCGGAAAATCCACTACGTTCACGCTAGGCTTGGCGCGGCTTCTCACGTTACGCCTCCCTTATATATTTGTGAATTTTTCCCCGGCGGACGAGTGACATTATCCACAACCGCCGGTTCAAGTCTAGCGACCTTTTTGCTGTCGAAGCCTACGGTAAGTCCGTAGATGCTTGACTGTCTACAGCATCGCTGTACATTCAATCCTTGATTTTCACGAGGATTGGTGATGCTCAACGCAGTACAGATCGCCCGCCGCGTCGGCAAGCTCGGCAGCTCCGACATGGGCCGCCTGATGAGCGGCGACGCCGCCAAGATCAACAGACTATGGTTGGAGAAGACCGGCCAGGAGCTGCCGGAAGATCTGTCCGATGTCTGGCCGGTGCAGCTCGGCACCGTGACCGAGCCGCTCAATCTCGATTGGTACGAGCGCAGGCAGCGGCAGGCGATCAGCCGTCGCGGCGATGTGGTTGAGCACTACGCCTACGATTGGGCGGTCTGCACACTCGACGGCTGGATCGATGAGATGCAATGCCCGATCGAGTGCAAGCACGTCGGCGGGCGCGAACCGTGGGAGGTCATTGAGGAACGATACCAGCCGCAGCTGCAATGGCAGATGGAGGTGACCGGCGCGAGCCAATGCGCGCTGTCGGTGATCATGGGGACGAGCGAGCCGATCGTTGAGTTCATCAAGCGCGACATCGCATACGCCACGCAGCTGATCGATCGCGGCAAGCTGTTCATCGAGCACGTCCGCAACAACACGCCGCCGGTCGACCTGCCCTCCGTGCCTGCGCCGATCGACGCGAAGGCTGTCTACGATATGACCGGCAAAAACGAATGGGCCGCAAACGCCAGGACGTGGCTCGATCTGCGCCTATCAGCAGAGATGTGCGCTGATGCCGCCAAGGTGCTCAAAGCACTGGTGCCTGCTGACGCGAAGAAGTGTCACGGCCATGACATCCAGATCACGCGCGATCGCGCTGGCCGTCTGTCACTGCGGGAGCTGCAGGAATGAACTACGTCATCCAGGCTCACAGCCCACCCGAGATCGAGGATCAGTATCTCCTCAGCTTCGACTTCGATGCGATGCGCGGCACAGGCTACGGCATTTTCACTGACAAACCGGAACACGCAATGCGCTTTAAGACACTACGCGATGCAATGGAGTTTTGGCGCACGCAGTCAACCGTCAAACCACTGCGGCCTGACGGCCAACCAAATCGGCCATTGACTGCAAGCACAATCAGCATCTTCAAAGTAGAGGAAAAAAACAATGGCACTGCCAGCGAAGACGACGCCGCTCGGCGACATCATGGAAGCAGTCATCATCAAGGGTGATTTGAAAAAACTGACGCCGGAAGAGCGGGTTCAGTACTACAACGAAACGTGTAAATCCGTTGGACTGAACCCGCTTACGCGACCGTTCGAATACATCGAACTACAAGGTAAACTCACACTCTACGCACGGCGCGATGCTGCCGATCAATTGCGGAAAATTAACGGCATCAACATCGAGATCGTTTCGCAGGACGTAAATGACGGCTTGCTGTCGGTTCATGTGCGCGCAAAGGACGTGACTGGGCGCATAGACGAAGACCTCGGCGTCGTCCCATTTCCTGAAACGATGCGCGGCGACCTCAGAGCAAACACGATTATGAAAGCCGTCACGAAGGCGAAGCGGAGAGTGACGCTGTCGATCTCAGGGCTTGGCTTCCTCGATGAGACGGAGGTCGAGACTATCCCAGGCGCAAAGAAGGCCGAGCCCGTTGCCTTGCGTCCTGTCGAAAGCATCAATCCCAAAACCGGAGAGATCACCGAAACCACTGTCCCGGCCCAAGCCGCATCACCGGGAGCAGTGGAAGCCGCCCCGCCTTCGGACACCCCTGAGAGCGGGGCGGCACTCTCGATCGAGGACATGGCGCGCGAGGCCGCAGGCCGAGGCGCGGAGCCCATGCGTACGTTCTGGCGCAATCGCACCGACGCGGAGCAGCGCCAGATCAATAAAATCCGCGCCGAGCTGAACGCACTGGTGGACGCGGCGGAAAAGTTAGCAGATGAGGAAGGAGCCTAAACATGGCTGATAGATTGGCGGACTTGGTGTTGGGATTGCAGCGGATGGCCGAGAACGCCCGCATGCGGGGCGACGACCTACGGTACACGCAGCAGCAAGAAACCTACGAGCACATTGCGTGGCTCGATCAGCAGCTGAACATGGTGGAAAAGGTGCGTGCCGTGTTCTTGGAGGAGAGAAAAAAATTTATGCCGATCGAACGCGAGCGAGCGCAACAGCTGCCGCAAGATGAAGTGATGAAGATACCGCGTGTCGTGAAGCAGGGACCAGCTCAAGCAGCTTCGTAGGGGTAGATCACGTCGACCAGATCGTCCGTCGAAATGCCGAGGTTATCCATCAGACCGGGTGATAAATCAGCAGCTCGTCCGGTCTGTTCTTCGTGTGGTCCCCAATCGGCAGGATGAGCGAGCCGCGAGATGCCGGTTTTCTTCGCAGTGACCAATGCCATCTGACCAGATGTTGCCAGCATTTCTTTCGGCGTGACGTCATAGTCCCAACGACATGCGAGATAGAAAACCGCAGGGTCCAATCTGCGCGCAAGCCCGCTCGTCCCTGGCGGTTGCTGCGGCAGAAACAGATACGGCGCTTCATCGAGATTGTAGATGAAAGCTAACCCCTCGCTCGGCGATACGCCGGTATCGTAGGGGCCGCCGAAAGTTGAGCATGTTCCGCTCGCGGAGAACAGCACACCGTCGTCCGGCGGTTCCGGTTCCGGTCCTGGCACAACATCAGTGCCAGCTATGCCTGCCGCCAATGCGGTACAGATATCGTTGAACTTTGCGTTGTAGATTTTTACATCGGCGTGCGAGTCCACGAAGCAAATTTCGGCGAGCACTGCGGGCATCTCGGTGTGTCGCAGGAAATACAGCTCCTCGCGTAGTTTTGCTCCACGATTTTTCAGTCCAGAAGCGGTACATACTGCATCCACCATCTCATCCGCGATTTCCAATCCAGCTTGCGAGATATACAGCATCTCGCAGCCGACCGGATTTTCGGTTGGCACATTGCAATTGAAATGGATTGAAATGTCGATGTCCCTGGTGTGGCTGTTGTGAAAATCCACGATCCTCTTCAGATTTTCGTCCTGGGTATGGCTGATCGTGTCCTCATATGTGATCACTTCGGCGCCGAGATTGCGCAACTCGATCGCTGTTTGATCTACCACGCGGACCGCCTCGGGATGCTCTTGCAAACCCCATGGTGATGGACCGGCGGCCCCGGCAACATATTTTCCGTGCCCCGAGCTGATGACTATTTTCATCTGGTCCTCAATTTCTGCGCGGAGGGTGCGCTCGGTTCTCGATGGCTTCCATGCTTCGGATGTAGGCGTCTCTTGCATTACGCGCGCCTGTCAGTGCCTTCGGCGGTATCCTCGGCTGATAATTGTCCGTCACCCAAATGCTGTAGAGTTGCGCAATGTGCTTCTTGAATGCGTCATCAATCGCCTGCTTTTCCAGCATGTCGATGTGATCATCCCACTTTGATGGTGGCAGTGACGGCGGATTGCTCTCCGCGACGGAATGAAAATTGACGAGCGCAACGGTCAGCAGAATGAATGGCAAACAGAGGAAAGCGACAGCGATCCAAAGCCATCTAGGAGAAGATCGCATCGGCGCGTACTTGCGTCAGAGCGACAGCGGAAACAAGGCCGTTCTTTACGCTTTTTACAGTGCGATCATTCATATTGACCAGGGCCTCGCCCATCATTGTGTCCCAGCTCTTTTTCGGGCCGATCGTTCCTGCAGCAAGGCTGGACGTATGATAATCGAGCGTGGCCTTGTATTCAGCATTTGTGAAACGGAGGATGAGCGCTCCAGGCGAGACAGTCGTTAAAGGAGATATTGGGATCGTCGCGACGACGTTATTGCCAGCATCAATCTGTGGCTGCGTAGCGCCTGCGCCTGGACTCCATTTCCAAGTGGAACGATCATCCGACTTGCCGACAGTCGCGCTTGCAATCGGACTGACCTCGGAGATTGCATCATGTAAGGTTGCAGCATCCATGAGCGCGCCTCACATCTCCAGTTCAATACTGGTGTAGGCCAGATTGAAATCGTTGGTAGAACCAGGGCGCATACCGCTGACTTTGCCGAAAAAGGTTTCAGCGGCAGTGCCGGTCGAAAGCCCGTCTAGAGCTTGGACAAAATGAAATCCGAGTTGAGGAGTGATAAAAGCCTTAGCCTGCAAAATAGCTTCAGCCACACCACCACAAGTCGCGCCGATTTCGGCCATCGCTGTAGTCGTGCTATCAAGCGCAAGAGCGAGTACTGGATCGCTTCCGCCACTGCCTTGAAATGCAAGAACTGCACATGTGGCATCGACAAAACTTGTCTGCAGGCCATCAACCCAACTAACGCGATTATTCAGTCCGCTGCCCGTTGCAGCAGCGTTCATTGGCGCTAGAGTGGTGCTGGCGCGCGTCCAACTGGTGGTAGTTTCAATAGAGCGCGCCATTGTCCGCACTCTGTTATACGCGTTGTAGACGCCTAGAACATTGGCGGTGCCACCGAGCGCGCCCGCCGGATTGAATATCATGTCCAGGCTGGACGACGCATTGCTGCGCGTGGTGCCGACATAGGTACCACGCTGTGCCAATGGACCAGTCGTTGTACCATTACCGATTTGAGCGTTGTTGAGCCAAATGCCACTGACCCTCACCAACGCAGTGCCAGCCGAGCGCACCGTGTCGCTAGTCCAATCCGGGCCGTGACTTAATACCAAACTGCCTGATCTATTCCATACATACCAGTCGTTGCATTTGCTCGCGCCGATTAATGCTGGCGATTGCGTCGTGTCAGTGGTGGGTACTGACAACTCACTGAATGCTACCATACTGAAGTTAGCGCCATCGAAAAGACTGACCATATTACCCACATATG